CATTTACTATTTGATGCGAAAAAAAATTTCAGACTGATCCCATGGTTGGGGCTCTTCATCTTCATAGTCTTCTTCCTGGACTATGAAGGAGTACTTCACCTTTGGCTCTATTTCCTCAACTTCTTCTGTTTCCCACATCTAATTTTCCCGTTGTTTGTCTATAGAAGATTTTAACGCACGTTCTGCTGGGTTCTCGGGTTCCCATGCATCCCACGTTTCTGCACATTCATTCATCTTATTTGCCATATCATCTTCTCCTGAGTATTTGACCCATTCCACCTCTTCGTCCTCCTCGTCCTCCTCGTCCTCTTCGTCCTCTTCGTCCTCTTCGTCCCAGACTTCAGGGTAAATGGGGCCAATCTGTTTTCCGGTCACGTTACGGGCTGCATACATCATTCCTATGCGCATATCTTCCTCGAGAATCACGTCTCTTCCACAGGCCTTGGCATAATGGGCCGCAAGTATAGTTGCGGACTCTAGGACCGGTATCATTATATCCATGGCAGTCTTCTCCATTCTCAATTTTAAACCAAAATTGCTTTTAACTAAGGTCCCATGAATTTTGGATCAAAATTAATGAAAATTGGAAAATATAACATTTGCTGAAGAGTTACTGATCTGTAAAAAATTATAATTTACTGCATAAATGCGTATATACCTATTTGCTATACTCGGGTTGAGAGTGAATTGAAATATTTGATTTTTGATCATGGACATATTTACTGATCCGGTCGGATCTGATATTTCAGGATCTATACTGAAAGAATACATGTAAAATATGCGAGTTGGTATTCTGGTGTGAAATTCCAACGGTTGAATAACTCTCAGAAACAAAGAAGACCCCACGTCCTGTGATATACGTTCGGTCGTATTAAAGTCGAGAACGAGCTGATGCATTTGTTCGGTCGTTCCGTCAGTTGTGTAATCGTATCCATAGGCACTATCATTTTGAAAAACAAAAAAGAGCTCCTTGACAGGGTTTAAAAACTGTGTGAAACACTGTATCTGAGCGACTCCCTGGGGTGCAAAGAATTCCTCAAGTTGGACCTGTTCTATTATATAGGTCTGTTCAGCTGATTTAAGTGACTTTATTTCTTCGTCTGAAATGTATGTGTATTCCGTGTCCAGATATGCATAAAATGGTGCAGTTATATTCACGGGCGGACTTGTGAATGTTACTGAAGGGTTCCAGACTATTTTAAAATTCACATCTTCTTTGAATGCACACAAAGCAAGACCTTTATTGAATATTGTAAAAGGGAGAGGCACCGTGTAACTCGTGTTTATTGTCGAAGTTGGCGTGAGATTCTTTCCGACGAGTTTTGACAGGGCCTTTTGTTTTCCGGCTGAAATTTTCAGGTCGAGCATCATCTCGATAAATTCTCCGTAAATTCTCTCGACAAGTTCTGAACCTACGTACAATTCTACATAGTTGATCATAAGAGTAGCGACCGAGTCAAAAACAAGGGTTCCTGAAGGGAGGGCCGGCGGAAAAATCTTGAGATACATGTTTGTAATGAGATCTCCGGCTCGTGGGATCAAAAGACTTTTTTCGGACCCGAATATTACTGTATTATCACCTGGAAATTGAACTCTTATGACTCGTGAGGAGTACAGGGTCTGTCCTTTGAATTTTTCTACAAAATATGTAACCTCTGGGTCTGAACTTAGATAAATATCCTCTTGTCCTAAAAAAGACAAGCTGGCACGACCGGCCATTCCTAATAAGTCGTAAGAACTTATTTTTAGTAATCATTCGTGTTGAACATGAGTCCGGCTATTCCATCTTTTATGGCCAAAATATTATAATTTACACCTATGACTCTAAACTGCTTAGAACTTGGATAAGAATTTGTATTGAGTTGAAGGTAGATGTCTCGAATACGACTAAAATTTACCTGGCCATATGGATTGGCAGTATTTGTCTGAGTTGTGAATGAATACATATAAAAGTTTCGAGTTGGGTAATTTATATAGTGATTGAATGGTTCTATACAATTGAGGTAAATACTATCTGTTACATCTGACGTGAAAGCTTCGGAAGCGTTAAAATTAAGAGACAAGCTGTTTAGATCTGAATACTGATAAGGGAGAGTACCATCAAGTTGAGTCACAAAAAATAACTCACGTACAGGATTTATGAAATTTAGTTTAAAAATACCTGATGTGAATTGAGAAGCGAGTTGAAACGTTTGATACTGACATTGTTGAATTACATAATTTACTTGTGATTTCTTGAACCAATTTATTTCTGGTTCGGCCAGATACACATATTCTGTAATTATAGTTGCGGTCAAAGGAGTTGTTATCGAGGATGTGTTTGTATTTGAAAGTTCTTGAAGATTTCTAAAAGTAACATGAATTTCGATGTCCTGTCTATCAAGAGCTGTTATGGGAATCGCCAATCCTGGATTTTGATAAAAGTAAAATGGTAAATTTATATAATATGTTCTGCCGGGAGGATAAATTTGACTCGAATCGTACTTTCCAGTAAGTAATTTAAGTCCGGGTTGATTTTCATAAGGAATGTAAAGATCGTTATAAAGTTCTATAAACTCTCCGGTAAGTGTCTGGATTGTTTGGCCGCCAATTACCAAGTTTACATAATTCACAAGCCAGGTCCCTACAGAGTCGTAATAATTGTATTGTTGTGGGGAAATTACATTTGAGGCCAGAGGATAGACCGAAATATATGTGTTTGAAAATATATTTGTTGTGGAACCTTTTTGATCGGTCGTTATGCAAATAGGTACATCTACTGGTACGGTTGAAACGTTATATGGGATATTTATGGTATATTCTTGCAAAACTCCATCATTAAAATCAAAATTATATGTAGTTGTTCCAAATCTTATACTTGAAACATTGTCAGATGGTGACAGTGTCGAAGTTAACATGTATGTACCGATGGCCGAAAAACTCAGATTACCCGTTGCTGGATTTATAGATATCATAGTGGAATAGTCAGTTGCATTCGGAAGAGTCCAATTCGTATTGAAATTAAAAGGAGTGTTTAGCCCGGTCGGTTGTACTTTAGTAGAAGGAGTGAGTAAGACGCCGTTATTTGAAAGAACGTATTCTAAATTTTCAAAACTCTGAGCTCCGACCTGACAAATTGAGTAAAATGACGGGCTAATAATTGAGGTCGAACTCGTTACAAAAATATTTGTATAATATTTCTGAGTTACATCTTGGACTGAAATTGGTATCGTAAACGCAAATGTAGGGTCTCTTCCCATAGAACTGAGAGTCGTGTATGTATAATCGACTGTTGAACCGTGCCAGACTGAAACGTTCGATACATAGTTGTTGGCGTATCCGGTAGCTGGCTGTTGGAGATAGATGGTTCCTGTAAGTAGCCAAGTTCCCCTAGACGTGAATGTCATTGAATGATCAGAACCTAATATAACCGTCTGATCTGCTGGTGCGTTAATATTTCCATACAATGGAACAACTGTTGAAATATTTTTAGGAATTGAAGTTGGTTGATTAAATACATAGAGATCATCTACCGGAGTAATCGCGAGATATGTTCCTGGATTAAACTGGGTGACCATGGATGTTGTATTTGCATAAAAGTAATAAGAATTAGACGTGTTTGTAACAACCAAGGGCATTTGTAAAGGCATTGAGGGATCTGGCGAGACGCGAAAATCTGCACTATAAGTGAATAATGGATTTGTAGGAATTCCATTTAGTTCGGTCTGTTCATTTGTATCTGAACCATAAGATATATTCAGTACTGAACCTGCTCCTAGATAAAATGAGGCCCGTACTACATAAGTTCCCGTGTTTACAAATTTTACTCGGCCATTCGTCGTTACTGAATAATTTTGCGTAAAATTTTCATTTGTCCAATTAAAAAGATTCAAGAAACTATTTGTTGAAGTTATCGAATATGAAGTAGTGAGATCAAGAAAAAGACTTGTTCGAGTATTTACAGTTGGTAAACTTGTGGTTTGGATCCATCCTGCTTGTTGTAACGTAAACTGAGCTGCCGTAGTTGTTGTAAAGTTGTAAATCAGATTTGACGAATTCAAAGGTGACACCTTGCCAAACTGTGGGTCAAGTCCCCAAAAAATACCAGTACTATCAACTTCTACGACTGAACAATTCATAAAAGAAAACTGGTTTGTCCCTGCAGAATATGAGATGTAGTTCATCATCTGAGATGAAAGCCATAGACTTATGTTATAAGTTGAATAGTACGTAAATCCTGGAACTGGTAAAGCAAAAAATTGATTATCTATAATTATTTTAGGATTGAAACCCGAAGTTACGAGTTCAGGCCATGCCCATAAAGAACCCGGATCAAAAAGAGGCGGGAGATCTACTTTGAGCGTCAAAGCGCGTATAAGGTCGCCTTTTGGTGGTATTCTGCAAATATTTTCTTGACCATACACAACTTCTTGATTTTCAAAAGGAATATCATAGGCCTCAAGAACAAAAGGTGTGTGGCGTTTATAAATTCCTGCAAAGTAAGTGACTTCTGGACTTCCTGTGAGATATGCATCCTGTTGTCCAACTGCTGCCAACTGGATATAACCAGCGGACATCTCTAGTAAAGGGAAACATTAGTTTCCCATCGCGTGCTCGCACGCTCCCCGTAGGATTTATTTACGGTCCAAAAGACTCGCGTAGGATCACAAGTTGCGCCCCAGCCCGTCCCTAATTTTAACTACACATCACAGGATGAGCCAGATACAGCTCAGAAAGTTTGATCCAAGCAAAATAGGGGATGACAAAGTCTGCGTTTTCATAGGAAAGCGTGGTACCGGAAAATCTACTCTCGTGACCGACATTCTCTGGAATAAGAAGCACATCCCGGCCGGTATCGCAATGTCAGGTACTGAGGACGGGAACGGACACTACAAGCAATTTATTCCAGATCTTTTCGTTTATGGAGAGTACAAAAAGGAGGCGGTCGAAAAGCTTCTCGAACGCCAGCACAGACTCGTCAAAACGCTCGGAAAAGACAAAGCCCCCTCTGTATTTTTGCTCATGGACGACTGCATGTATGATAGGGCCTTTATGAGAGATGACTGCATGCGTCGGCTTTTTATGAATGGCCGTCACTGGAACATATTCTTTATGCTGACGACCCAGTATTGTATGGATATGCTTCCATATGTCCGGACCAATGTTGATTATGTATTCGCCCTTCGAGACAATGTCAGGCAGAACCGTGAAAATCTTTACAAGGCTTTTTTTGGAGTGTTCCCAACGTTTGACCAGTTTTGTCAGGTTATGGATGCATGTACAGAAAATTACGAGTGCATGGTCCTTGATAACACCTCGAAGAGCAATAAAATTTCAGACTGTGTCTTTTGGTACAAGGCTCCGATACGCAAAAACTTCAGAGTGGGAGGTCCCTCCTTTTGGCAATATCATCAGAGGTACTACAACGCACGGGCCGCAAACACACCAGAGCATGTGAAAGACCCTAAACGGCGAGGTGAGACAGTTGTCGTGAAAAAATCACGATAATAATTTCCAACTAAAATTCAATAATGTTGACGTATGATCCTAATGTGGATACTATGACTCCAATTCCACCCCAAGAATCAAATTTAAATGAGGATTTAGCACGGGCCGCACTTGAGCGTCAGCAAAACCCTAGACCACCCACGAGTCTGGGTGATGTTGAGAAAAAGCCCGGAGTTCCTGTCGGGCTCCTTCGGGCGCCTTTAAATGAGCCCGAAAAAAACGTTGAGGAATTTCAAATGGCTGATTTCGCAACACCGATTGAAGAAGTTATGCCAGGTCCAGGCCAAATGATGCAAGATGAGATGATGGGTTCGCCCTATCAGATTCCTCAAAAATCTGCATACACGAGTGAAGGTTCGGAAGAGCCCAAGAAGAAGGCGGCCAAGAATCCCTTTGGCCTTCAGGATGACCAATATCAGGCGCTCCTCGCGGGAGTTGCTGCCGTTGTCGCATTTTCCAAGCCGGTTCAGAACAAGCTTGGAAATATGGTTCCAAAGTTTTTGGGATCTTCAGGAGAGATTTCAATTACAGGTATGGCAGTCACGGCTCTTGTTGCGGCCATAATATTTTACTTTGCGAAAAAGTACCTTGTTGAGCCTTAATCCTTCACCTCGTCCCCACAGTACTGTCGGGTCCCTGAAGGCGTATAGACTCCATTATCGATAGCAATCTTTTTCAATTTATCAAAATGAGCCCAAAAATTGGATGTATGATCGTACTCTGGGACGGACATGTGAGCCAACTCGTGTAAAAGTATATACATTGCTGAATTTACATCGCTTCCTGAAAGGCAGATGTAAATTTCATACCCTTTGTTTACATTCGAACCTATAGGGCCCTTGTCCTTGCTCCAATCAAGCATACCAGTGATTATGGCCGGTTTGCGAACCGGATCCCACACAGGATCTCCTGTCCGCTTCAATATGTCGAGAAGGATCCAGTACTTGATCTTGAGTTCGCTTAGCATATCTGGCTGTCTATTGGTCGAGACTATATATACGAGGACTAAAAAAAACATCAAAAATATAGGAATATATTCCATCTATTATTACACGAGTCTTTTTTTGAAGACGAATTTTGAATATAAATCCGAAATGAGACCGTTAGGGCTGTGAAGCATCGGTTCCCATATAACTAGGTCTATACCTTTCGCGTCCAGGGCCGACATGAGCTTCTGAGTATCGAGGAGAGGTTCATCCTTGGCCCCATCTGCATAAAACGGCCCATCTGCCAACTTGACGAGGAGTCTGCGACCGCCCTGATAGATGTCGAATGTGTTCCCGAGAGAATCTTCAAAGTGACCCTTTTCGTTCGAAATGCACTGAGCCTGAAACTTGTCGGGTGTGATGCCGATGAGAAGACCTCCTGGTTTGAGCGCACAGTCGATCGCCTTGATTGACTGTTCAAAATCATCCATTATGTAATGGAGTGAAAAGTTGTAACAAATCACGTCATAGGGCCCTGCAAATGCCGCCTGAACGATTGTCCCCGTGCCCAAAAAGAAAATTCCAAATTTCATATCGAAAGAGCGCGTTTCGGCCTCTTGCAGGGACTCTTCGTCAGGGTCTATGGCGAAAACGTGGGCCCCGACCGCCTTCCACTTCCACCAGTCTCCTCCGCGCCCACACCCGCAGTCCAGAACCTTGGAACGGGGAAGGACCCATTTTTGGATGAGGTCGCGCTTACACGCATTGTGCAGTTTGCGTAGAGCCTCCATACAAAGAACATGAGCGATTGCCTTATATCAGTGAAATGACACGAAAATTTGCACTTAAAAGGAAAGGCCCTATATAATTTAAAATGGGTACTCTCGAACAAGACTACCTGACGGTTCCAGGACAGTATTTTGCATGCATTTCATTTGTGGGTCCAGATCAGCCCCAGAAGAATGAGAAGCTCGGTCTGAAGATTCGCGGGTGTTTCTCTACGCGCGACGAGGCCGCCTCTCACGCCAAGCGCCTGCAAAAGGAGGATGCTCTGGTTGATATTTACGTAGTAGATATGTACAAGTGGCTTCTGGTCCCTCCGGACCGTTCCCAGATTGAGGATGTCCATTATCAAAATGAGAAGCTCGAGGAGATTATGACCAAGTATCGGGCAAATCAGAGTGCGGCCGCTTCTATGTTTGAGAAGCGCAAGCGCGATATGATGGCCAAGCCTCAGCCGGGCGAGTTTCCATATATCGACCCGTCCGACGAAAACTCCAAGTATTACACAAAGCCGGATGTTCCCCCCATTCCTCACCCGTCTGAAATTGTAGAGGAGCTCCGCAAGGAGTATCCTGACAAGACGATTGCAGAGCTCGTGGCCATGGCCGATGAGCAAGTAAATAAGATTATCGAGGAGCGCAAAAAGCCCGCGGTCGAGATCATCACTGATGATGAGGTCCCCGAGACTCCCTCAGTTTAATTTCATCACAAATAATAGAAAATGTTTTTTAAAGTTTTAACCTTGATAATAGTTATGTTCCTCATGTATATGTTATATGTGAGGTTTCCACCAGCACCGGCTAGAATATCTCAACCTGTTGCTGCGTACGACAATCAGTTTGAGGTATTCAGGGATATGGAACCGGCCGACCAGACTCGTGAGAATCCTTGGCTCGGTTTCCTTCAAGAAGATGTAAGAAAAAACCGTACAGGTCCTATAGGTGATTTTACGGGCTACGAAGATCCTTCTCCGAACGCACCTTTATATGCAGTTCAATGATCAAGTTGCGAAGCAACTTATTTCACAGGCTGAATGATGATCGGGCGCATACTTATGATAAGTATGCCAATAACAATACCTATGAGCACGAGACCAATTTGATTCTCCTTTAGAGACTCAAATAGATCTTTCTTGGGTGGTGGCGGTGCGTACATTGGCTCAAATCTCCGAGGAGATTCCATTTGTGAAGGCCACTCATTTTCTGGAGGGGGTGGGGCGCTTCTTGACTGGGGTTCGGACTGGTTTTTCGTCAGAAACGGTAGATTCTCCATCTGTAGAATATGAATCACTCTCGCTTTTATCTGGCACTATAAAGCCGTCCAAATCACCATTTTCATCAGCATCTGATTCGTCAGAGTCATCTTCACTATCAGATTCTACACCTTCTGAAACATCATCGGCTTCATCTGTATCATAATCATCTGGGTCGTAATCATCTTCGACCTTTTCGATAGGCTCATAACGAATTGGAGGCTTTGAAACTCGGCCGAAACGCGTCGTAGCTGCAGGAGGGCTAAGGACAGTGCTTTCAGCACTGGGACTACTGCCCATGACTCTTGATCGTGCCCGGGTCGCCGACATTTTCTACATAATCATCGAATGTATTGTTTAAGTACTTTGGAAAGAAGTGAAGACCCTGAGAAATTGCATTTTGATTCAAAATAAGTTCTCCTTCGAGAGCTAAATTTGTTCCTATGAGATTGAGCTCGTCATGTGTGTCGTCGGCCCTGCGGTTTCCAAGGGCCATATCTCTGATGCATTCGACCGCAACATAGAGTGACTGGGCGGCTGCATCAAGCTGTGTCGAAGCCAACCGTTCGAACTCGTGGAGATTTTCCAAAAAACGCTTCCAGCTGACTGGGTCCAGGCCCGAGTATGGATGCACCATGAGCTCGTATTTCTTGAATCTGCTTTTTGGGCCCATCGGCAGGAAAATCCATAGCAAAACGAGGAGAAGGACTACCCACAATAACAACTTCATTGAGTTGCTCTACTATTGATGGAGGAAGAATATGTTCACGGCCATGGAACTCGTTACAGTCCTCATCAAAACACCTCTGAGAAATGCGCCCTGAAACTATTGAAAACCATACGTGATTTGACTTGTGCTGACGTTTCAAGTTTTCACAGTACCGAGAGTCAGTTTGGACATACCACCCATCATGTTCATGTCTCTGGACCCTCTTGACATGGGTATTTTCCTGGCCGCGTATATATCTCTGAATATATTCTTCGATACCTTTCACCTCTCGTATCTCCTCATAATCTTTTGGTTCTTCCAAAGTTCGGACCGAGAAAAGTTCGAGAATTTCAACACTCGGAATCTTGGAAAACTCTCGGGTACTGTTGAGTTGGCGCCATGGAATATAGGGATCGCCCGTAGGTTTCTTATGGGACCAAAGCATCCTGAGTCCGGAACCCCCATAGACCGAGGCGTCTATGACTGTGTCCCAAGGTCCTTCTCCGAGGGCCTGGATCAATTTTGATCTTAAATTGAGAGCTTCGGTCCGTGTAACAACAAGTCGGGGCCAATGGATATGTACTCCTGATTTTATAAGTCCCTCTCCTATAGATCTCGGACGGGCCCGAGCTATCAGACACTCTGATACCCGGTCACCTCCCAGACTTTCATGAATTATGGAACAAAATTGAAGAAGATCTTCATCACTTAATTTTTCAGGAGCTTTGTAATCGAGGTCTACAAAAAACTTGAAGTGATCAGTCTTTTGTTCGACCACAAACAATTTTGATCCAAAATTGATAGTTTCTACATAGGCCCTGAAAAATTCGGGAGTTTCCTCGGGAGGAACAACAAGTGTCCCTCCGTCCATGAGTACATGAGTTCCGGTCCCTCGAGGAACCTTCCATTTTTCCATTACTATTTTAAAGTGTCAAGACTCTAAGTGTCATCGTCGGAATCAAGCGTGAGGAAAGACCAAATAGGTCTTGGCTTTTTGTCCTTTGACTTGGCCTCTTTAATTTTAGAATCAATTTCATCAAGGTCAGCCTCGGCCTTTTCAATCTCATAGTGGAGTTTGCGGATGGTCATAACATCAGCAAGTTTCTGGGGGTCAGTCGTGGTGTCGTTACACAGTTTGAGAAGGTGCGTTGCAAGATCAAGTTTTGATCGCGTCATCTTCTAATAACTTTATAGGACTTATTTATTTATTAACAACGCAAATTGAATGGAGTCTTGTTTGTCGATGATACAGCCTGGAGAAACTCGGGGTTTTTGATAACGTGCTGACGTATCATTGGCCAGAGGTTACCAATTTTGGTTATTGATTCAAGATTTTCAAATTTGCAGTCATCATTCTCATCGTAATTTTTGCGAAAAGGCACCTGATTCCCTTCCATTTTGTGTTTTTCTTCGGTAAAACGTTTGACTATATGTTTGTGTTCTATGGAAGTCATTGGCATGTCAAAAACATACACGTGGTAATGATTTATAACATCGACCCCGTCCTCAATGTCTCGAGGTTCGGGAGTATTTGTGACGAATTTAAAATAGGCGTAAGAGCCTCGTTTTAAATTGATCATTCCACGTGTTTCTTCTTCGAGTTCTCGAACCGCACAGCGAAGTGGGTTGAAAATCTCGCGTCGGCGACACCCGCCCGTAACAAAGGTCCATTCACGGTACCTGCGGTCATGAACGACCAGAAAGTGAGGAACATCATTCACCTGTGAGACTGGGATCGCTATCGCTTTGTGACGCTCTCTTGGAACTCGAAGATCCATTGTCCTCTACTAACATTTCGTGGATAAAAAAATTATTGAGTCTTCCCGTACGTGGTTTATAAGTAATCAAAAACAACAAACACGCGATAAAAGCCCAAACGAGCCAGTGCATTTCTAATTTTGTACCAGAGTTTAGTTGGCGTAAAGGAGCGACCCAAGACCGTTCTGGATTCTCAGAATATTGTAATTGACCGCGTACAGGTACTGGACCGGGTAATTGACTGGACCTGCGAGACCCTGGACACCATTTGTCAGGGTGGAAGGCACGACCAGCCGGTAATTGTCGAGGCGAGAGAAATTGAGCGTTCCGGTGGGCTGAAGCTTTGAGGTGTCGAGGCAGTAAGAAATGATGGCTACATTTGCGGTAGTGTTATTATGGACATATCCATAAGGAGTGTTGTAGTACTGGGGAACATCCACCCAGTGGTACAGGTGACGGGTATCGCCGACATCCACACCATTCACCTGCGTCTTGAGCTGGTAGTTGGCGGCGGTCTGTGAACCAGCTCCATTTGCATAAATCTGTGAATAATTTACACAAGGGAAAGCCAAGAACTTGACTGGCTGAGCCAGAGCGAGCTCCTGGACCGGGTTGGTTCCAAGGACTACACGCTGGACCTGTGTGATGAGGAGATCCTGCTTCTCCTTGGCGAACCAGTCACGCTCGGACTGGTCGAGATACACAAAGTTGGACCAGGCCTGGTACTGCAGAGATGAGTAGGGGGTGGAAGTTACGGACGTTCCATTGAAAAACGAAATTGTCAATGCTGCAGGAATTGGTGGAGTGTTTTGAGAAGGAAATGAAACTGTTATACTTGTTGCACTAGGAACAGCCGATACATAGACGGGGCCAGTATGAGGCAGGCCCGCAACGTACTGACCGATCTGAAGACCACCTGAACCCGTAGGGCTGACAACCTGTCCAATGTTCAGAGTTTGAGAAGTTGTTGCGGAGGTCTGTGCAGCCACGACAAGGGGGATCTGTGTAGAGCACACCGGTGAATACAGATTTGCAGTCTGGCCCAAGTTGAATTGAGAAGCTATGAAAGCAGCGGACGTGTTGGAAAATGAAAGAACCACATTGGAAAAGTATCCCTGGCCAGATGTGGGAGTAAAGGCGTTAGAGAATGACTGTATCACGGCCACATTAGTTTGTAAATTTGCAGTTGGGGATACCACAGCCATACCTGGAAACAGCGGACCGGTCGTCTGAGTAATCTGCACATTTGCCAAGTTGGAACTCAAAACAACATCTGAAAAAATATTTGCTGTTGAATTTGGAATGGAAGGCAGAACGGGCGTGGTCGTGTTACCGATTGTGATATTCTGAGTCAAATAAGGAGACCAAGTAATGCGGACCTCAACGTCGTGGAACTGGAGACCAATTAGGGGCAGGCACAGAGTCCACTCCTTGCAGAAGAAGAATTTAAGAGGAAAAAAGGAAGCCTTCTGGTTATTCAGAGTTGAGCTGTTCAGGTTGAGGTACCGCTGAGAATAGTTCTGGGCCCCAACAATTGGCTCGATATCAGCCATGTACTCAAAGTCCTGGGTATCCACAATCTGACCCCCAATGTAGAGCTCTACCTTGTCAATTACACGGGACCAGTCAACACCGACCATTCCTGCACCATTGTTATCGCGGACCGTGAGGAACACATAACTCAAAAGGTCACCCTTCTTCTCAAAACGGATCGTGGAAATGCCGTTTGCAATTGGAACACCCTGAATAACCTGACGCTCGATAGAGTTGGAGTAATGAGTGTACCGTTTGTAATTTGAGCGGTAAAAAGAAACTTCGGGCTTTCCAGTCAACCAAGCGTCCTGAGGGCCGACTGCTACGAGTTGAACCACACCTCCAGACATTTACTTTCTATTGATATTTTTTTAAACTGTACTTAATTCACAGAAACCGCGTCAGGAGTCTTGGGTGCGGCCAACGAATATGCCAGTGGGTTATTTTCAAGTTGCTGAATTGCAATATCCAGAAATCCTGGATCAGCTCTTGGATTGGCGTTTGGCTTGAACTCATTGAGAGGGTCGTCGTATTGGGGAGCCAAATAACTTCTGCCCTGGTTGGAGCCTGTGAGACCCATAGGTGGTACGGGAAGGATATAAGCCTCTGGGCGAAGCTGTGTTGCGGATCCTACCTGGTTGACAGGGTCGTTTCGAACATTCATACGGGCACCATTGGCTGCACGGTCCGGCTTGGAACGATCACCGCTTGCCCGCGTGAGAGTGGTATCAGTGTAAGAAGTCTTGCTCTCGGCATACGGCTGTTTGACGAAAAAGTTGGGTGCGCCCTCTGCCAGTGTATCATCACGAAGACCGGACTCCTGGCGGCGAGTCGTCTTTCTGGTCTTGAGATAGTCCGGACGGCCTTCTGGGGCCACGAATGCGCTCTGAG